TCCTGGAATATGGGTATACTTGACAGTCTTTCCCGCCTTGCCAACTGTTCCCGCTGGAGCAAGTTGCCGAACACGGATTGATTTATCATATGGTCTTAATGGTTCTGGAAGCTTTTGCTCCAGTTCCTTTAGTTCTGCCTCAAACTTCTCTCGCGTTACCTTAATGCGATTCTTGTCAACCTTAACTCCGGCATCAGACATCTGCCTACAAATCTTACCAATTGGAACCTGGCAAAGATTGTAGAGATCAAGTAATCTATAGTGCTGTAGCAAAGGTTTGATTGCACTTAATATCTTCCCGGTTGCATCGGTATCACAAGCATTGTACCACGCCATATCCACAGCGTTCAGATGCTTCCACGCAACCATCTGAGTAAAGATCGTAGCTATATACTCAAGATCATGTGGCGAATCCGGCTGCAACAGGTGGTGCATTAACATGATGTCCCAAATCTGGACATCCTTGCCTATGACAATACCCGCTTCAGCTAATACTTCAAGATCGAATCCAATGATGTTCTGCCCAATTACTTCTTTGGCTTCGGAGAATATTCTTTTAAGTTCCCTAATATACACGCCCTGAAAGGGAGCCACAATAACGTGGAATGGCTTAGATAGGTCGTTGATGCCGACCATTGTGATCGCTTGCGTAAAGCGATTCGTTTCAATATCAAATACAAGCTGGTCAGCATGAAAACTCTCCATCTCTTCTAGCGTAGGACGAGTGGTATAAAATTGGGGAGGGACTTGAGTACCCTTCTGAAGATCAGAGATTACAGCAGGAGCCATACTCTGATCGCGCATTATGTAGGCTGGGTGGAGAGTAGGAACGACTTTGTTTACCTTCTCACCAATCAGTGGAAGTGGGGAGCCACGCCACTTTAAGATACCTTCACGCTTACCTGTAAGTGCCTTCAACGCCTTGTCACCAAGCGCGTTAATTAGGCTCCAGGGACGTGAAGCCAACAGCGGCATGACGTGGTGCTCTACACAGTGCGCTACAATTTGTTCACCTTCTTGGGCGGTACAGTATACTCGAGCAGCAGGGTCAGTCGGGAACTTGTTGTCCGGGGGTCTACAGTTAACAATGTTAACAAGCGTAATATCATCCCGATTGACCCCTGCCCGTCGGCACATCGAATCGAATATCTTTCCAGCACCACCGACTAGTGGCTCACCCTTCACATCCTCTACTTCACCTGGGGCCTCTGCGACAACCAAACGCAGTGAAGGACCCATTTTAGGTGGGATGTAGTTGTTCTCTGGGAACAACAAAGCCATTGGACATCCATTACAGGCTATACAATCTTTGACTTTAACCATTAGTTTGAAAAGTAATTATCAGCTAGTTCAGGTAGGTCGCCGTTAGCTTGGCACTTTTCATTCTCATAATGACGCAGCAAACGGTCTTGGAGTTCAAGGGGAATCAGATGAAGTGTTCCGATAATGCCTGCAATATTTGTATAAGAAAGCCCTTGGCGCTTGAGAAGTCTAAGAGCTAGTCTGGTAACGGCATAGTTTAGCTCACCGACATTATATATTTTTTCTGCAAGAGAATTTATAAGATAGTCTAATGGTTCACGATTCGCATGTTTGATATATGGCATTAATCCTCCACCCACGCTAACGGCACATTACACTTCTCAGCCCTCACACGCATACAATTCTCACACATAACATATCCATGTTCGTCGTGATAGATACCCTTTTTGTGGATGCAATCATAACATAGGCGGGTTTCATTGGGGTAGTAATTGAGATCAGAATATTGGCGTCCTGATGGACGAATAGAATCTTGCTTCCAATGTCCCTTTCGTTTAGCCTTTGGCATGTTTGAAGTACTCGACCTGCTGCAAACGTTTCGCAGCCTCTTCTTTGGTTGCATAAGGGCCGCCCAAGTTCTTACGATGGCCTTCCTTATCCTTAGATTCGCTTACCACCTTATAGCCACCCTTAGTTTTTACAATCATACTAGCCTCCAAAAACTGCTGAATAATGTTTGAGCAAACAGAATGCTGTTATCACTATAACAATCAGTGACACAAGGACCGCTGTGAACATGATCCTAGCGATTTTATACGGCGGATAATTGCTGCTCATATGCCCTCTATAAAATTAGACCGGGGTGGCCTTAAACCACCCCGGATGTACCTTGAGAGAAAGGACTTACCTATGCAGCGGGAGCGACAGTGAAGATACCAAACTGAACCTTCGGGACAGTCACACCATCCTTCTCATAGCTAGCATCAATGATAGAGGCTGTGATTCTAGCATGAGCGGACATTGCGACACGATTGAGGTAGGTTGCCGAATCCTCACCCGGCAATGCATCTGTTCCAAGGGCAATCTCCAATCGCTTGAGTGCCTGAGCACTAAACTTTAGAGACTTGCCACCCTTAGAAGTGGCTGTAGGATCGGGGTAGGTAACGAAGGTAGGACGGCCAGCATACTCACCATCAACCACATCGAAGCGCACATTCAACTCTTGGATGTTATTGAAGGGATTGATTCTATATTCAGCCCCAGGTTGAAGCTGAAAGATATACTGACCAAGGGGAACTGGCGACGGCTTTTCTAATTCTACATCAGCTAGCTTAACGTCAACAAATGGCATTACTTATTTCCTCCATGAAGGTTTAACTGCGGTTGTATACAACGTAGGAAAAGGTTCCGTGGTCACGATTTAAGGTGCCCCTCTGGTGCAGACACCAACTCACAAACACTCAAAGTACGTGACGGAGAGGCGGATTATCGGGTCGGACCGATTGCACTCAGTTTACCGACTATGATAGTGTTCAATCCCCTTGTGCAAAGGCACGGAAAAACGGAGAGGCGGCTTTTTATGAAAAGGGCGTTGGAGGTCTGTTGATCCGATTGTTGTTGTACGCAGCCTCGGAATGCTTGAATGCGAGGAAAGCATATACCGCAATGAGAGCAATCTCTAATACTGCTGGCATGTGATACCGCTGGCACAAGTAAGCCGAGACAGGAAACCATATGGCCGCGACAGGTTCGAGGACAAGCGTCACCTTCGGTGCTATTTTACCTGTCCGTTGCTCAACTGCAACCTTGTACTTTAACTCACCAACGTACGTGGTGTAACAATTCAGACATATCCCAACTAAACCCGCGAACGATGCTATATATAATAGAATAAGAATTATCATGTAAAGATATTGTGAGGGAGAGTTGCCCGTACCATCTATCCAGATGGTCCACCTAGGTCGTTGTCAGGGTCGGGACAGAGCGACCATTTAACGGCTTCACTCTCCCTAGGTTTGAGGCGTTGTCGCCTCAAAAGCTTTCTTGTACTCAGTCATTACCCGTCCATAGATATCTTCAAAGGTTCCGGTATTGATTTGTGGATTGAAGACCATCTCTGAGGGCAAGAATGATTTATTGAACTCGGTACTTAATCTATTCTTAGCAATGATTCCAGAGCCATTAGCTTCTGTAAGGAAGTACCGCTCCATGTAGCGGCTCTTAGCATCCTTAGGATTAGCTAACATAGAACGAGTACGAAGACATAAGACTACATCAAACATCGCTGTTGAGCCAAGGAACATTTGCCCCGGCAGGTCAGGCCCCATAAGAGTCTCACCTTGCCCACTCTCAGGGTCCGGCCTATCTACACGAAATCCTGCTGTGACAACTACGTGCTTGTTTTGATCGAGAAGCTTACGGAGAAGTTTTCTAGTCAACTCCCCCATCGTGCCATAATCATCCTGCTCAGGAACACCCAAGGCTCTCTTTTGAGACTCACCCCGTTTACGGGGGATACTCAATGCCTTCTCTTTGATGAAGGTCTTGACCATCTCAGACAGAGAATCTAGACTAACACTCTCTTTGTCTTTAAAGATTGCACCTGAACAGAAGGCATCGAAGTCATCATAAGAGGACAGCTTGACATAATCTAGATTCTTTGACGCCACAGATAAGAGTCCAGAACCTTGTCCAGTCTCACAGACGCCAGCGCCTAGATTTGGAAAGGTAGACATGAAGGTAGTCTTACCGCCCCCAGGTAGACCGAACACTAACACCTTTAGTTTAAAGTCTTTAGGGGAAATTAGATTCTTCGTGTTGTTAATTTGGAGTGTCATTCAGCCGCACCCTCTGTAAAAATCCGTCCTACGGTTTCAGTCTTAGGCCACTGTTTGCGGTACCGTTCTGCATCTTCATCGCTGGCAGTTATGGAATCGAAGAAGTCTATTTGAGTCTTGAGATACTCTTCCATGTAAACCTTAGACTGAAACATCCGCTCAGGGTTTAACTTGCTGGGAGTATTAGGATTGTAAGCCTTGGTTTGTTTCTTGATATGGATTAGTTCCAATAGTAGACCCTCCGTATGGCTTTCTTACCTATCGATATGCTCGAAACATGAGAGCCGCCTTTTAGGGAGTTAGCTGAAGACGGCTCTCGTTTACTTACGATGGCCCAACAACCACCGGTCACAACATTCAACGGCACCGTCCGGGTAACGTCGTTCTATTCCGGCAACACCGAGCCGTCGAAACTCACCTAATCTTTTTCGAACTGATTGGGACAGTACCGGGTCAGAAACACTGGTTTAGGGTGAGACTCTGACCCGGATTTTTGAGGGACGCATATAACTCCTGAGAGTTCTCGCGGTGCCCACTGGCCTCAAGTCTAAGCAATCAAGCTTCAGACCTGCCAGAATACTGTTGAACCACAGACTAAAGAGATGTTTTGAAGGCGTCTAAAAGCGCCTTCTATCTATTTAGGCTCCCGAAACCGACTTTTCCCACAACACTATTTCAAGTATTTGCCGCTTTCTTCAAGATCGCCTCAATAGCCATCCAGCGATTCGTAACTGTATTCGCATGGATGTTTAACCGCTCCCCAATCTCCTCCTCCGTGTATCCCGTCATCTTCAGCTTGACTAGGACCTTCTGAGATGGAGTTAAGTGCTTTGCTATCAACTGTTTAAGGGTTAGTTTCTCTTCCCGGCTATATAGATCGCTCTTAGCAGGAAGCCTAATGGCCGGATCGAGTGTGACTTCCCTACGTTCATCTCTTTCTAGCTCTATATCGTGACATTGGTTTTGAAGAATAGCTTCACACCAGGTAGAGAAGAGACTTTCCCCCTTAAACTTAGGTAAGTCCTTTAGAATGTCTAGGATAGCTCGGCCTATAGCATCCGCATCCTCATATTGTGCGTACTCTGCGCCATACTTGATATGTAGCTGTTGCGTAAGATACCACAGGAGGGCCTTACCTAATGCCTCATAGTTCTCTGGCGTAGGGGATGCGGCCCAATCAGCGTGTATCCGGTTGATGTCGATGGGCATTTATTCATCCCCATCCACATTATCTGTAGAGACTCCAAACTGCTCATCATAGTACTCTTTATCGAGTGCAGCTTGAACGGCACGGATACCTTCTTCGTCACAACCTCTACACAGACGTTTACCTCTTTCCCCGCGTTCATCATCTGAAAACAACGGGTACATCCGTTCACAATTAGAACATTGAAACTTACCAACTAACCTTATGCTTTTCATGTATTATTCCTTATGATTTCAGATTCAAAGACCCACTATAGGTGGGTTATCTATAGTTAATTTCCTCTCTGATAAGCCATCCAAATCCATACGCTAGACATAAGATAATTAAAGCTAGTGATATATATGGATGATGTGTAACTACATAGAAAAAACCAGATATACCAAGAACAACTACAACTACAATACCTAATCCAAGAACAAGATTTTTGATGTGTTCCATTTTTCTATCCTCTTTTTTATTCGCGCGCGCGCATGCGCGAAGTTATAGTTTGTTGTAATCTTCCTCTGTTGGTTCCTGAGTTTCATCCAGCACACTCATCTCTTCGCAATCCTCTGGATGTCCTGTACGCCGGAGATAAGCCCTGCCACCATCTACAGCTATCGCGCCACAAGGGCAGCTATGATAGCCCCACCTACCCCGAGACTCAATAATAGCTTGGCACTTCCTACAGCGTGCAGCATTCCTAAGTATTCGTGGATTATCTTTACTCATTTTTATACTCCTCTATCAATATCCGTCTACAGATTGGACATATCCAACATAGATCACCGCTATTCCATTTCAACTCTGCATCAACTACCTGCTTACATTTCCAGCACTTCAATTGTCGTTCTGGTTGCTTGTAATCTTTATCCCAAGTTTCCATACTCCCCCTTTCTAAAATCCGATGTGGGGCCTTTCGACCCCACCATTGGATCAAATATTTACCGCACTATCCTAAGTTCAACTGTTCTTGAAGTTTGAAACGGCTCAAAAGTCTGTTGAATTTGGCGAGTAGAAATCCCATGCTCCACAAAGAAGTGAAGAATGTTATTGCTTCTCGCAACGCTAACTATGTTCTTGTTGGTCCCGGCTGTAATAATTTGCAGAGTAGCATCTGGATTCTGGCTTAGGAGACTAACCGCCTCATCTAGCATCCTCTTGCACGCCACACCAGGATAACGTTGTGGTGAGGAAGTCTGATCCTTCGCACACGCCAACGCTGCACCTTCAGCAAAGCTGCATATCCCCACAAGTGAGGATCGCGGCTCTGGCTTGACTGGAGTTGGGATTGCCACAATCGCCGCGGGTGTAGGAATCACAACCGCTGGCGGTGGAACAACAACTGCGACTGGCGGAGAGACTTGCACCGGCACGACAACAGCTTCAGGCTGTGGTTGGGCTAAGCAATCCTCCATTGTAATGCCAGCTTTCTTCACTTCCTTCTTGGTTAGCATAATCTTGCAATAAGCAAGACGGCTGCCACTTTCCGCAAAGGACCGCGCATCTTCCATAAGCACGCAATTGGAGTCAATCCTACCTGAACCGAAACTCAAGCCAACCGGTGCCGTTTGAACACCACCACCAAAGGGCTTGAAGCACGATGCCGTCGGCCCCATGACCGGAGCATAAGCTGTCGCCACTGGAATCTTTGAAGCGGCGACGTTCTCCACACTGCTGTACGTTGCGTTGTTAGAGCCATTGCCATTATTCGATGCCGAAGATGTGCTCGATTGTGTCTGACCTTGCTTCTGTGAAGCATTGCCACTGTCTGAAACTGTCTGAGTAGGTGACACACTGACATCAGTTGAAACATTAGTCTTAGAGTTTCCACTGTTCTTTACTGCCCCACCTGTAGCCGAAGCATTGCCAACATTGGACAAGTTACCATTGTTGTTAGCATTAGCCGTGGTCTTGTTGTTGCTTCCGTTGCCATTTCCATTTCCATTGCCGTTGTTACTAGCAGAGGAAGTAGAGACTGGCGTGTTGATGTTCGTGCTAGTCACGGTGTTCTTGGCGTTGTCTGTAGCATTGCCACCAGTCCCACCTTGAATTGTACCACTGTTACCTGTTCCACCCGTAGCTACTGAAGTACCGCCAAGGGCTGTGTTAGTGTTGGTTGTCTTAGAGTTGTCAGTTACGCTCCCACTAGATGCAGAGACATTGCCAACAGATGACGAACCACCTGCTCCACCTTGTCCACCTGATCCACCGTTTGCAACCTGACCCGCAAGAGTACCTTCATTGATGCCATAGTTATTTTGGTTGGAGCCAGCCGCACTCGATGATCCTCCTGTTGCATTTGAGGAAGATGAACCGCCCGCTCCACCTGTAGCATTCGATGAGGATGAGGATGATCCGCCTGCCCCACCATTAGCTGTGTTATTGTTTTGATCCCCAGCAACAGCAGTGCAACTTCCATAATTAATAGTACCCGAAGTGCCGCACGTAGCTGCAGGACCCGTTTGTGTAACCGTGTTTGTAACATTATCGCAACAAACTCCGCTTGAGTTAAGGTGTTGGTTTGTACCACAAGCCAGAACACCATTAGCTGCAAACAGAATCGTTGCGACTAGCGCCAAATACTTCCTATCCAATCTCACTATAAATCTCCCTACTGTTTGCCAAGATTCCCGGCTCTGGCTGCCGATACATCCGT